CCTTCTTTGACTCCAAAAATATAGTGCCCCTAGAATCTGGCTTGATCATAGGCGAAACCAAATCAGTTTTCAAGAACCTATCTTTGGGAATGCTCGCAGAGCGCAGCCATTCCTTCATTTTGCCCCACATCTCAGCGCGTTTATTGCCATACATGATGGGGTTGGCCGACTTATTGCCAAAGTTGACACCCTTGATCTTGTATCTTTGCTCTTTGAGGCGGTCAACAATGCCAGCGCCAAGGCCACCTTCGTCAATCACCACTAAAGCAGGACTAAATTCCTCAATGGCCTCAATGATGTGGCCAACCACCGTCATGGTGTCATCACCTCTGTGGCGGTCAATCCTCACAATGTCGCGCCCTTGGCGAATCGCAATCACCGTAGCATCAGCGCCAAAGCGTGCAGGGTCAACACCAATGATGATTGGGGCTGTCTGATCCTTGTATTTGGGCCTGCTCATGGCCTCATCCACAATGTCAGCCGGAATAAACTGGTCATCACCCTCAGATGGGAACATGCCATAGACCTCAACATGGGCTTGTGAGCTGTCGGGGCCGTATTCGTCAATGATGTTTTGGTACACCGCTTTGTCAGTGCCCTCTACGGTGCGGGCGTCCACCACCTTGTTACTCCAGAAATCGCGTTTGGAGTTAAAGCACTCATAAAAGTAGCCAGTGTTTCGCCGTGGATTGGAAAAAGCCAGCCAAAGGCGGTTCGGTGTGTTCTCCGTAAAGAAACCAGCCGTCACAGCCCAGATCGAGTCGTCAATACCGCTGGCCTCGTCAAAGATCACCATCACACCATCAAAGTTGTGGACACCAGCGTAAGCATCTGGGTTCTCTGCTGACCAAAGCCTGCCCTCAACAGCCCAATACCGTGTGCCTTTTTTAAGGTCTTTCTCAACCAGTTCAGTCAGCCAGGCAGCCGGCGTGATCTTGGTGGCCGCAACCTCAAACCAGTGGCTGTTAATGCTCATGGCCAACCACTTTGTGATCTCGGCCCATGTCACCGCACGCAGCTGGGCTTCTGAGTTGGCCGAAATGATCGTTGTCGAACCTATGCGAGTCGATAACATCCAGATGGTAAGCCATGACACGAGGGCTGATTTGCCGATACCACGGCCAGAAGACACCGCACTGCGCAGGGTGTTGAAGTCTACTTTGCCCTGGTTGTTTTTGATGTGCTGCGTGATTTCTCTTAGGACTTCGCGCTGCCACTTGCGGGGGCCTTTGAAGTTTTGTAAGGGTGTATTTTCCTGACCCCAAGGGAAGGCAAACAACACAAACGCTTCTGGGTCATCGGCAATGGCCGGTGTCCACAGAGTGGCCATCAACTCTTGTTCGTCTTCGGGCTTGTAGATTGTGGTTTGCATTTGCGCGATGTTAAACGAAAAAAATAAAAATAAAAATATTTTAAAAAATGTTCGCGGGGCTACCGTTCCTGCGGCCCTTTCGCGCCGGCCCTACCCCCCTCCCCATTGGCCGGCTGGCGGCCTGTGGGCGCTTGTCCACAGGTACTTTTCCACAGTTGTCCACAATTGCCTGTGGATAACTCAAACTGTAATGCCTGAGTAGTATTTTTTTTGTGGATAACTCAGGGTCAACTTAACATAATGATGATTGTATAAAGCAGACGATGCTTTTCTTGTTTCCGAGCTTTCTTTTCGTTGCGTATACGCAACACGCAGGCGCGTGCGCGTAGTGATACAAAATCTATGCAGAAAGCGCATAACCTTGCTTCGTCACGCTTCCTTGACTTGCGCATCAACTACGTTGCTCTCGTCCTTCAAGACGCGTTGCTTTGCTTCTTTGAGTGCATCCATCACGCTGATTCGGTTATCGGTCACGGCAACGTCTATGCGATCGCCATAGGTCTTAGGCTTCAACTTACTTGCAACCCATTTGCGAGCATCAACTTGCATTCGCTTCTGCTGAACCCATGCAGACGCCATAGGGCCTTCTAAACCGTCTGGAATCTGTTGGTCAGCCAGTTCGATGATCTCCTCTGCTAAACGGTCTGCACGGCTTTCTACGGCCTTTTCGTACATGGTTCTAAACTCAGGGTTGTTTCTGAGCATCAACATAACCAATTGATACGACGGCATCCCTTCCGCCTTAATCGCCGTGCTTAGACTTTTGCCTTCTGAGATTTGCTCGCACAGCTTCTGCCAACACGGGTTATCAATGCCATACACAACTGGTCGGCCACCAGGGTGCTTTTGCACCGCCAAGTTATCAGTCACTTGTAAACTCCTCAAAAAAAGAAGGTACTCACACCAAGTGGCGCTTTCCCCAAAGCGTGTGGCAACTGCAAAGTAGCACACACCGTCATGTTATCACCTCGATCTCAACCTTGTACACATTCGGCCCACCAGACCTTTGGTTGTACTGCCACTCGATCATGTCGCTGCCATCATCCACACCAAGCCAGTCAGCCACACCGTCCCTGACCGCTTTGAACCCAGACTGCAAGTTGTCGCCGTCCAGCTTCCTTGGAGCCACTCTAGTCAACACCACGGTGACTGGCAGTATCTCAACCCCGTAGGACTGTGCAACAGCTGCTAGTGCCATCCTAGTCTTTTGTCGCTGGGTTTTAGTGAGCCTTGCTTTGGCCGCCCAATGCAACCGCATGTTGGCCACTGACACGATCTTCATGTCGATCTCGACTTCGATCATGCAACGGCCTTATCAAGCGCTCTGTTAACTGCTCTGGCCAATGCCGGTCTAAATTCTTGAAGCGACACGAAGTCTGGATGTAGGGCAAACCTTTCCCCATTCCATGCAAGCCTGTAGTTCGCCTTGCCTAGCACTACGCCATCGGCTACCAACTTTAAACTTTGCCACGGGCTATCAGCATCAGGCACTTTGGAATACATCATCCAACCAATCCCATCAAACTTTCCAAGATCACAAACCTTGCTCCACATCTGATCATCTGGTGGATTCCCGCACCACATTTTTACCTTTTTTGATCCCATCTCAATTCTCCTTAAAAACACTCAAAAACCCGACTGCGTGTACCGAACCGACTTTTGTACCGAAACCCGAAGGGTTTATATACCCTTTCGGTACGTTTCGGTACATCAGAGAGGTCGGTCATCGGTACAAATCGGTACGTTTCGGTACATTTCGGTACACGCTTCGGTACATCAAGCCTCTATACATTCTGTACCGATTTCGGTACATTTCGGTACAGTTCGGTACGCCGTCAATCCCCACAAAAGCACGCAATGGCTTCTTCATTTTGGTCAAACATATCTCTTTGTTGAGAAGAATATTTGGCCATTGTTTCATAAGTTGGATGATCTTTAGAGAAATGAATAACGCTTTTGGCAAAGTTTTCTTTGGCATAACTTTCCATTTCTATCCACCAAGTTGCTCTTTCTGGCTTTTCTTGGATAAGAGAAACAATCTGAGCAACTGGCTTATGAAAGCAAAGATCACAGTTTGAATGGAAACTTTTGCCGTTGTGCATTGGTGTCTGCAAGTTAAATGGCTGCTTTTCCCAAAATTCACCCACATGGGTTGAAACAACGCCAGCGTCAGCCAATGGCGTAAGAAAATCACCGATCCATGGACGCTTATGATTTGCGCCAGTTTGCCCTCTCATTTTTGCAACACGCCTTTGCTCGTCAGAACGAATGCCAACCATTTGGTCACAAGGTTCTTCGACAGTCCCAAAATTTTGGTCTTTTATGTAATTGTGAACAATGGCAATTTTTAAATCACCAGTACAAAATCGCATAAACCCATTTGGCAATGCCTTGCGCTTGATGCACATATCCCTGAATGGCTCACCATTTCTGCTTGCTGTTTCAAATGTGACACGCTCATAGCCTAGATCATTGTTTCGCCATTCAAGCCAATGAATTTCAACATTCCATTGCTCAGAACAATCTTGGACAAATCTAAGTGTTGCCTCATCCTCTTTGCCTGTATTGGCAAAACAAACAACCACCTCTGGCGGCAGGCTCATCTGGTGAGCCTCCAAAACCTTGTAAAGCATAAATGCCGATGTCCTGCCACCAGAAAAACTAATGCAAGTTGGACTGTTTACTAAATATGGATTGCTCATGCCACCCCCACTTCTGGCTCTTTCGGTACGGTTCGGTACATACCGGCGTTCTCCAAAACCATAGATTTCTTAATCAACGCATCCAAACATTCCTTAAACCGCCGTGAATTCAAGCCATGCTCTTTGGCGCTTTCACGCCATTGATCGTAGTCAGCCATGGCCGCAAAACCCTCAACACCTTCGCTGGCTCGCTTGGCTTCGATGGCCACCAGGCAGTTCAATGCGATCCGCTGATTACCCGACAACACGGCACGCTTTTGGATGTTGCCCATCAGGCCCGAAATGTCCACAGCCGTCAGGTATGCACCCTTGACCGCCAGACCGTGCTTGTCTTGGATTGGCAAGTCCACTTGGGTGATCTGGAAGTTTTTTGGCGCAGGCATCTCTGCGTCCTTCATCTTCTTAGACTCAAACGCTATGGTCTTGGTTCCTGAATCCAGCTGGCATCGGTATTCCGCATCCAACGCGCCCTTCAAGGCTGTCGATCCACGGCTACGATCCTTGTCAGCCACGCCAGAATGATGCACCACCAGAACGCAGCAGTTCCATGGTTGGCGCAAGTAGGTGTCAAGGTGCTGAATGAATGCATTCATGTCTTGCGTGCTGTTCTCATCCCCGCCATGGTTACGCGCTAGGGTGTCAATGATGATCAATGATGGAACCGTGCCGGCCTGTGCAGAAAGCTCTTTGATTGACTCAGCCACCACCGCAGCCTCAGTCGCGTCATACAACTGCGCCGCACGGTGGCTTTTGTACAGCGGCGCACCGTCTAGGCTCGTGCCGTTGCCAATCTGCCATGCCTTGAACCGCCGTGCCAAGCCATTGTGCCCTTCGCCTGCAATGTAGAACACCGAGCCTTGCTTAACCTCATGGCCATGCCAGGCACGGCCTGTGGCCACACAGCAGGCAATGTCGATTGACACGAATGACTTACCGCCGCCTGGGTCACCGAACACTTGCGCCAGCGAGTCTGCCTCAATGTAGTCATCCACGATCCACTTGATCTGGGTCAATTGCAGGCTGTC